TCTCTTATTGGTTGGGCAAATAGAACAGGTAAAATGGATCCTAAGTATGCTTATGTAACAGCATTAAAAATATTAAGAGAAGGAGTAAAAGCAAGGCCATATATTTATCCATCAGTACAAAAAACATTGCCAGTACTAAGAAAAAATTTAAGAGCAATATTTAAGTTATGAGAGATGTAAACAGCGCAATATTACAAGCTTACTATGAGATAATAGATGGGTTAGATATTCCTGTTTATGAGGGTGAGGAGCCAGATGATGTGAAGCATAAGATTTATTGTGTAATTAATGATGCTACATCAACTGAGACAAGTACAGCAAATACATCAGATGTAAATCTTACAATACAATTAAGCGTACATAGTTGGGAGTACAAATACAACAACAGCAAAACATTAAATACAGCGTGTGGGGCAATTATAAGCGCAATAAAGCCACAAGGGGTTGACAACATAGATTTATCAGCGTATGGCTTACAAATGTGCAATTTGACCTTACAAACAGATAGAACAGAAAGATTTGGCAATTTGGGAGGCAAAGTATTTATTTCAAGAATATTAATATTTAAACAAGATATTTTCGTAATTTCATAACAAATTAAAACTTAAATAAAATGGCAGAACACAAAGTAGCCGGTGGTACAATGTTATTATTCATTGATCCAGCAGGTGGTAGTTCATACGACACAGTAGTATGTTTAACTTCAGTAAGCAAAGCTGATTCAGTAACAGTAGTAGATGCAGCTTCAGCATGTGGACCGGATAAAAGTCCTGGTACATTAGAATTGTCTTATTCTTTTGAAGGTCAGCATTTACAAGACCCTGATAGTGGTAAAATCAGTGGTACAGACCTAAGGGTTTTATTGAGAGGTAAGTCACAATTTGCATGGAAAATTGCACCTGTAGCACCAGTAGCAGGTGATGAAGTAGAAGTTGGTGTAGGCTTCTTTTCTGAATTAAGCTCAACATATGCATTCGATTCTATCGGGACATTCACGGGCACTATACAGCCCGTAGGAGTTCCTTCATTAAGTATTGAAGCATAATTTATAACATAGGTTAATTTGATTGGCTTGTAATTGAGTCAATCAAATTAACTATTTTTAAAAACAAATAAAATGAAAATCAAACTAAACGGCAAAGAGTACGGAATTAAATTTAATCAGTTAGCCATTGAGAAGCTTCACGAGTTTAACGATGGCGAAACTACATCAGGATTTATGTATGCGATGGTGTACGGTGGTATGATTGGTTACAGCAGATTAAAGCGTGAGGATGTCGAGTATACATGGGAGTTAGTATGTGAGTGGGTTGATGCAATGGAGAATAAGAATGAGCAGATACAGGCTGTTACTACATTGCTTAATGAGACTAAAGTATGGAATGATTTGATTAAGCAAGGTCAAGAGATTCAGGAAAATGAGAAAAAAAAAGTCATCGAGAGCAGTGCTACGACAATCTCAAGTTTGCTTTAGGGAAATTAGGATGGAGTGTAGATGAATATTACTGTTCAATGCCTCATGAGTTTTATGCGGCTTGTGAAGGGTATCAAGAGAGGCAAAAGGAATCGGCTATGGTCATTCGTTTTGCCTCTTTTCGTATAGCAGAAGCAATGGCAGGAAGTAAAGCAATAGGTAAAATTGAGAGGTTTTGGCCGATGGAACAAGAAGAGAAAAAACAAATACAGCCTATGACATCAGAACAATATAAGGCTATTTTAGAGCGACACAATATAAAGATTAAATAATGGCAGAAGAGATAGAGATAATAGTCACGGCAACCGGATTTGATAAGGTCAGCACAGGGCTTAAAAATACATCTGAGGCATTAAAGACTACAGCTACTGAAGCTAAAAAGACTGGTGATGCATTAAAGAGCAATTTAAATACTGGTTCTGCACAGGCAGGGCAATCATTACTAAATCTATCTAGAATTGCTCAAGATGCCCCATTTGGCTTTATAGGTATAGCTAACAACATCAATCCATTAGTAGAATCATTTGGCAGATTAAAGGCTGAAACTGGCAGTACAGGTGGAGCATTAAAAGCATTAGTTAGTGGATTAAGTGGTGCTGGTGGTTTGGGGTTGGCGTTTGGTGTGGTTACTGCTGCTTTAAGTTTTGCTCAGATAGGATTATCAGCATGGAGTAGAGGAAGTAAGGAAGCAAAGGATCAAGCCATGTTATTTACTGACCAATTAACTACACTTGAAATAAGTTTTAAGACATTAAAGGAATCAATAAAAAATTCAAATGATGAGTTAGCATTTCAACAAAAAGTGTCTAATATTCGATTTAATATTGGAAATACTGATGATTTTGCTAGGTCATTAAATGCCTTAACTACACAATTTGATACTTTAGGAAAGTCATTTGATAATACTGCAAAACAAAGAGATGATTATTTAGCTAAAATTACTGAAGCTACTGCCATTGTTTATCAATTACAATCGGCTGAAGGTGATCATACAAAAGAATTAGAAAGAGCTAATCGAGTATTAGATCAAGCTAATCAAGGTTATGATGATGCAGTTAAAAAGTTAGGAGATATTGGTTTAGAACGTGTAATAGTAACTGAGCAGTTAAAATTAGAAAGGGTAAATCAAGAAAAATTAAATGCAGCTAAATTAAAAGAGGTTGAAACAATTGATAAAGTTTTAGCTAAATTAAGGGAATCTTTACGAGATCAAGTTGATATTGCTATAGTATTTAATACTTCAACATTACAAGAGCAAGCTAATCTAGTAAAGGGTACAATAACAAAGCTTATAACTGATTTTAATTTAGATCCTAATAGTAAAATAATACTAAAATTAAAAGCTGATTTGCGTGATTTAAACATGCAAATTAAAAGGGAAAATATAGTTTTACCTGTTACTTTAAAATTAGAAAATCAAAAAGTAAAACCATTAGAAGATGCTAAATTAAAAGTTGGTTTAGAATTACCTGATTTAGCATCTGTAAGAGAAGGTGCAAAATTAGCAGAATTATTTAGTGGTTTACCTCCAGAATTTTTTAAGCCATTTAATAAAAAAACTTTACAAGGAATATCTGATCAATTTAACAGCACATTTACAACAATTGCTTCAGATGTAGCTATATTATTTGGTCAAACTTTAGGAGATGCATTAACAGGTAAAGGTAGTATAGACAATTTCTTTCAAGGTATTTATAAATCATTAGGGGCAAATTTAGAGGAATTAGGTAAATATTTAATAAAGACAGCAATCGAGATAGAATTTATTCAAAAAACATTATTTACAAATCCATTCTTAGCTATTGCTGGTGGTATTGCATTAATAGCTATTGGTAGAGCTATTACAAATTCAATGAATAGAAATGCTTTTGCAGTTGGTACACGTAACGCACCTGGTGGCATGGCATTGGTTGGTGAGCGTGGACCTGAGATGATAAGTTTACCGAGAGGCAGTCAAGTATTACCTGCAGCACAAACAGCAAATATGATGGGTGGTGTTGGTGGAGCTGTAGAGATTTATGGCATTTTAAGAGGTCAAGATATTTTCTTTAGTAACAAAAAATATAGTGCTACTTATGCACGCACAACATAATGGCATTAAAATATAGAGGTAGTTTTGATTCGGTAAGAACACAAAGTAGATACTTTTTAGGAATCTATCAAGATAGTTATACTGGTGATCCTATAGATGTTATATTAGGTGCTACTCCAGTTGTACATGAATGGCAGGAAGATGATCCATTGGCACCAATAAAAGGAAGTACACTAACAATAAATCTTATCAATACAGGCACTTTATCATTGTTAGATTTTTATAGTGATAATGATAATGAATATAGAGTTAGATTTACTGGTAATGATGTAGTTGGAACAGATACAATTTTATTTGATGGATTTATACAACAAGATGATTGTAGTGAAATAGCAATTGATTTTGTACATGAAATCACACTAACTGCAACGGATAATTTAGGTACTATAAAAGACATAAATTTAGATAGAGCGGCTTTTTTATTTGGTGATCAAACAACATTAACAGATGTAAGTTGTGTATTTGTTCCATCAGGTCCATACATTGTAATAAATGTGCCAACTTGGAATGTGCAACCTGGTCAAACTTTTACAATAGATGGTACGCCATTTACAATGGTTACTAATTTGGGTGAAATTGATTTAGTTTATACTGGGTGGTGCATTAAAATAGTTGAAGAAATACCAGTATTAGTTATAGGCACTTTTGATATAACATATCGACAAGTTATATCATTAGAAGGTTACATTCCATTGATAACTTTTATTAAGTTGTGTTTAAGGGCTACTTATGTTGATAATTTAAAACTTAATGTAATTAATCACATTACTCCAACCGATGGTGAAATATTTTTAGATACAGGCGAAACTAGAATACTTGAAGATGTAACTTTATTAGGTAATACATTTTTAAAAGGCAATGAATACATGAGTTGTTATGATGTTTTAGAGATAATAATGAAGCGTTTTAACATGTCATGTTTTCAATCTCTTAATGCATGGTGGATAGTGCGTTATCCTGATTTATTTTTAGATTATGAGCAAGGTGAAACTTTAGTAGATTATTACACTTATAGTCCAACTACATTTACTTATTTTGATAAATTTAGTATTAATAAATCTTTTATAATTGCAACAGGAGGATATGTTGAGACTGGGTTACTTAAATCTATTATTAGACCTTATAGGAGGACATTAGAGACGTTTAATTATGTTCAACC